CCAGTTTTTGCTTTGACTTGAGCATCTGCTTCTTGAATGCTTTACGTTCAGCATACATCTTTTCCATCAACTCTGGCATAAACCCTTTGACATCCTTCCTAAACATTGCGCCATTGGCACAAACAGTATAGTCCTTATACATCTCAAAAGTTACATCTTGATGCAAGATTTTCTCTACAGACGCATGTGGATTACGATCCTCTACTAGAGTCTCTGGCGAGATGTTGTACTGCATCATCAAGTGAGGATACAGAGAGTTAAGGTCAAACGATACCACCCAGTCGTAAACGCCTGGTTTTGGTTCTTTGACATATGCCCCCGCATACTTCTCACTCTTCTCAGATCTGTCCTTTGGCGGGATAACGATATTTCTCTTTTTAAGGTAATTGTAGATAATACAATCCCACATTCGCACTTGATAAAAGACATCAATAAAGTTTACCTTAGCATCAAATGCCATAGTAAATGCGAGTTCAATCAGTTTCATCTTGTCTTCCATACGGTCAACAAGTTCCACGTCAACGATGTTGTAGTCTACAAACTTCTCCCACCCGTGAGTATAAAAGTCCTTAAAGGTATCAAACTCTGAGTGGTCAAGTTTCTTTTGACCAAGTTCTACACTTGCAATGTAATCAAGTCGATAAGACTCTTGTGCTTTGTAAGTAAACTTTTTATACAGATCAAGATAATCAAGTTGAGTAATACCACCAATGTCAAATGATGTTTGTTTACGTCCTTGAATAAAGATCTCCTTCTCAGTCACGAGACTCCAAGGAGAGAGTTTCTTCATCCACCGTTCGCCCAGGATGCGGTTTACGCGCCCCGCAATATACGGGATGTCATACAGTTGGATATTCCACCCAGTGACCACCTCAGGGGTGTTCTGGGACCACCAACTGAGGAATGAGGTAAGCAGAGTGTGCTCATCCTGACAGAGGATATAAGTGGCGTTATCCTTCTTTGACTTGTATGGTTTGCGCCCCCAAGTAATAATCTCTTTAGTTGCATAGTCCTGAATGGTAATCAGGAGCATCTCCTCAGCACAAGACTGAGGATCTGGAAATCCCATCTCCGATTGCACCTCAATATCAAGAGTTACAAGTTTGATCTTCTTGGTATCAAACTTAATCTCATCCTCAGGATATTTGTCAGAGATATATTGGCACACATACCTATCGTTGCCATAGATCTCAAAACCCTCTACGTCCTCATACTTTTTGTAAAAGTCACGACAATCCCGCACATATCCAGGTTTAACTGCTTCAACGTGTTCTCCAGACAAAGTTTTGTACTTTGTTGGTTTATGAGATTTTACAAAGAGAGTCGGTTGGAAGTTCTCATCCTCCGCCATAAAACTCTGACCATTTTCATAACCACGGACCAGGAATCGATTACCGACCATCTGGACATTAGTATAAAATCTCACTCGTCAGTCACCTTTTGATAGCGGTCAAGTAGTTTAGTATTAGGTTCAGTAATTGTCAAAATTTTATCGGAGTGGACCATAAACTCCTTTTGAGATGTGTATTCATTCAACCAAGGAATCAGAGTGCCGTCCTTGGTAACGATAAAGGGATTCTTCATCTTACAATCTGGTTCACCCAGTTCAGATGGAACTTCCTCAATCTGCGTTATCAGAATCTGATCCTGCAGGACTATCACTTTGATCATTTTTCAATACCTCTTTGCTGTACATTGTAAGGAGTTCATCAACTGGATTTGTAATAGTAACAACCCAATCAAGTGCAACTGGGATGCGTTCATCCTTTGTCAGGGGCATCCAGGGATACATTTTAATCTTAAACCCCACAGATGATTTATCTCTCGTCATTCCCTCAGGATTTTGTAGACGAACAATGCAGGGTTTTGTGAGGAAGTATCCAACGACTTGATTATCGATTACCATCTCTTCAATGTCTGTGATGACGTTATCACCAGACTTTACCACCAAAAGTTTTACACTCATAAACTATAGTTTCACCAGAGGTATCTTACCATGAAAAAAGAGGGGCGTCAACTGGATTGTGCCAGTTACCCCTCTGTCTGCGCCGACGATATTCAGTTCTATTTAGAGATAATCCTTACGTTGATGATGCTCTGGGACAATCTTTCCTAGAACAATAGTTAGTAACCCATCATCAAAATCAACTGATCGAACCTCTGTATCGTCACTGAGCGTCCACGCTCTAGTAAACGACCGTTGAGCCACACCCTTGTGGATATAGTTTGTTTCGGTCTCCTTATCTTCCTTTTGTCCTTCGATAAAGAGTTTACCGTCTTGTGTATAGACATAGACTTCTTTTTTCTTGAACCCAGCAAGTGCTAACTCAAGTCTAGACTCGACGGCACTTACTTCGACTAGATTATATGGAGGATATTTTTGAGTAGTCTCATGTAGACTAAAGATGCGATCAAAATACTCATCCATTCCAATACTGTTTCGTGTGATTTTATCCATTAGAGTGGACAAATCCGCAGCAGTATACCTTGCTAAGTTAGTCATTATTGTAGCTCCTTTAAAAGCGAGTTTGTGTTGTGTGGACCCTTACGGCATCCACTAATAATTATAACACAAGGCATAAAAAAGGACGGTGTAAAAACCGCCCTTTTATGTAGTAATAACCCTAGATATATTCTCTCGTATAAAAGTGCGACGGGGGAGACGCACATTTTATTTATGCATCTTCGGGTTTTTTAACTCTCTTACCGATGTTATATTTTTGTTCCAACACCCAATCACCCTTTTCTTTATATGCAAGGACTTTGATCTGGTTAAGTGGAGCAATATCCTGAATTGATTCAGGACTTGCAACATCGATTAGACCCCAATCAACCAATAGTTTGGTGATTCTGTTGCGTCTTTGAATGTCGTTCTGTGTAAGATTTGCGTGCTTGCCATCAAGAGCAAATAACTCTTTGAAGTGAACGATGTAATACTTACCTTGCTTGTGCAGAATATGGCAGGATTGATAAAGTTTTTTCTCTTTCCTAGATGCCACACCAATACGTGTAAGAGTTTCTCTTACTTTTAAAAAGTCATCAGGCTCACGAAGGTTTACTTCAACCATCTTTTCCTGAACCCACTTTACCTCAGGTTCCGAAGTCATTTCTTGCCTCCAACGTCAAGTTTAGATTTAATAAAGTCAATCTGTTCATTATTTAGAATCTTGAGTGCCTGAGATGCCTTTTCATTACTATAACCATAATAACGTTTGACACATTCCAAGTCTTCAATCTTATCCTTGCGGACCCAGGGAGAGAACCTCTTCTGTTTCCTTACCGTATTTAGTAGGAATAAATACTGCATATCCTTGTCAAGATGATGTTGGAGATTCATCTCGTTAGCATACATCACAGTATCAATAGATCCAGACAGACATTTGTTAACGATGAATGGAGGATATTTCTTTATACAATCAGGATCCTCTAAAGTAAGATCCTTCTTGGTAAAGTTAATGCTATTCAACCAATCTTTGAGTTCCATTATTTAAATACTGCAGTAACGCTAACAACGGTTGCTCCAGGATTTCTAGCAAGGGCAACCTTCCTTGCATCCTGATAGTCTACAGCAATCACCTGCTCAGTAAACACTGTGCCTGCCTTATACAATTTGACTTCGCACTTCATAATTAAACAGTAGTAACTCCTTACGTTTCTTTTGCTCTCGCATATACTCGCCAACTGACCGCATTGTATAAGTCAGATCAAACTCAGCGGCATTCCAATCTTTAAACCTATCTTTAACCAACTGGTCTGAGTTGTAACTCACCAGCTGAGGCAACTTACAAGTAGTACAGTCAGCAGCAAACTTATCGTGATCAAATCTCTTATGCATAGACCCCTTCTTACCATAGAGGTTATCCTTAATATCATAAGGAGGATCAAGATATACAAAAGCATTACCTTGCTGATTAAGAACATAATCATAAGAGTAATTTGTAATACGCCAGTTCTTGATTATTTCTGAATATCCTGGCAGTTTATCGATGCCTTTGAGTGAGAAGTTACTATCGCTTGCTTGGGCAGAGAAGGAGGAGGACTCTGTAAGACCAGAGAAAGAACACTTGTTAACCACATAAAAGGAAACAGCACGATGGAAATTTTCAGTGTCTTCCAAAGGTCGATCAAGATATGCTTTGGCGTCAAGGAATAAGTTTCTAGCACTTGTCGGTTCAACATGGCGATATTTTAGTTGAAGTAATTCATCTCTCATCTCCTGTCCAAACATCTGGAGTTGCTGCCAGAAGTTGACCAGAGGTTCATAAAGGTCGTTGACCCAAATTTTTACATCTGGATACTTTTTAGTAATATGAATGGCAACACTACCACCACCAAGAAATGGTTCGCGGAAT